TACCAAGACGCTTCTGCACGCTACGAAGCTGCTCGGCAGTGATATTGCATGAAGCTTCGATAGTCGGAAGGTTGATCGGCTTTTCAGGCGGAACCTTGATGCCCGACTCATCAGCATAAACCAGCGTGGTTTCCTCAGATTCATTGTCCTTGACAAGAAGACAATTATCCTTGAAGGTGATGTCAGCCTTCTCAGCAGCAGTTACAGTGCTGATCAACTGACCGAGATTATACATTGCGAATCGCTTAACGAACATGTCAGTCACAGTCGCCTTAGCAACAATCGTCTTAGCAGTCGAAATGGTAGTCAAAACATTACCTTCCTTCACAACGAGCGAAGGATTGATGGAATAGAAGTTCTTCAAAACTTCAATGGTCTTTTCACTCAAAATCATGTTATATTATTCTCCAGTAATCACAAATGGGGGCTTGGCGTTCTTCATAACTTCGAAAATTTGGCTTGGGGTTTCCTTACAAGACATAATCTTTCCACTCTTGAGAACCAATGCTGTAACGTTAGGACGATCGTCGTTCATTGTAATCAACATAGAAGGCGGGCGATTATAACGTTCCATCACTGTAATTTCGTTATCATCAATCCAAAACTCGTAGTTGGCTTCTGGATGTGTAAGCTGAATCAACATAATATATTACCTCACTTCTTCTTTTTGCCACCAAGAGCGCCAGGATCAGCTGTTGCAGAAGCACCGATAGATGCAAGATCTGCAAGCGAACCACCAAAGATATATGTACCAACATGCTGCATCTTCATCCAAGGGCAGAACCAAGTGCGCAAGTTAATGTTTTGAACCTTCTGGCAGAACCAATAATCCTCAGAAAGATAACGCTTTGAAGCAGGATCAATCTCAGCCTGGAAATACTGCATAATCTCGCGAGAGCCGTCAAAAGCTTCCGTACGTACGTGATCAGGCTTGTAGCTATACTCAGGATAATGGTCCTTGAACTTTGTCAAGGCTTGCTTTGTGATCATCATAAAGCCAGTACCGATTTCAAGAACTTCGACTGGCTCAGAAATCGGGATAGATCCCGTACCGTTCTTAGGATTGAAAACATAATCACCAACGAACTTCTCAAGAACATTAGCATCTTCATCCGCTACGCCCTTGTCAACAGCAAGCTTGATCTTTTCCCAGCTGATGCACTTCTTAGGATAAGGACCGCCGATAATATCATACTTCTCGGGTTCCTGAGCCTGAAGCGCCATTAAAGCAATAACATCCTGAGGATTGAAACCAATATCGGCGTCAATAAACATAAGATGCTTTGCATCAGAACGCATGAACTCATCTACACAATAGTTTCGTGCGCGAGTGATTAACGATTCATTAAAGAGGTAGTAAAACTGGATAGGAATCCCGTACTGGGTGCAGATAGCAGACAAGTCGGCGGTAGACTTGGCAAACATGCCAGCACACATACCGCCATACATTGGCGTAGCAACAAATAACTTATTCTCACGTAGCAATTCAACAGGTACATTAATTTCCATTATCATCATCCTTATAGTGATCTACATACAAACACATCATCGTGTAATGTAGAGCTTTCATCAAATCAGCTTTATTGCTGCCATTTTTCTTACCATACCTCCAGAGGTACTTAAGAGCTGTATTACGGAAGGTAGGAGTTGATTCTCCTAGAGCAATCCAAGCATCAAAACACTCGATATCGTGATTTTCTGTCTTGTAGTGTTCGCCATACGTATTATCTATATAGTCATGCAAATCTGTGATAATGCGATCTTCGGCGTACTTATAGAAGTTTTTTCCAAAAACATTGATTTCACCATAACTAGCTGTTACCTTCGTAACTTCGAGCTTATCTTCCATACCATATACCACCTTAACTTCATCCATAATATATCTCCTTAGTACTCCACGGGTTCTTGCATTCCTTGCTTCCAAAAGTAATACTGAACCTTGGGAGCTAGTTCTTTCATAATTTTCAGCACTGGCTTATTATCTTCATAGTGCACTTGCACATTTTCCTTGATCATAATATTAGCCTTGAAAGTAGCAGCGTTCAAAACTGATCTAGAATTTTCTAGAAGATACAAATCTACTACACGTTTTGGATAATGGTAGTCCAACCACTGTTTAGTTGCTGCGTACACTTCTCCTTCATTTTTACGAGCAGATACTGCAATAAAATAAGGATCTTTCGGCACTAAAAGAGGAGCAGCGGAGCGGTACCACTCTACCAGGAACCTCTTTCTATCAGAACGCTCGAACTTATTCATACGCCCCCACTTCTTTTCTGAGAGTGGTGGACCTTCAGCTAAAACGCCATCAATATCATATGATACTATCATTCTCTCACTTTGTCAAGTTGTTTCTTCCAAATAGCTTGCCTTTCTTCAACAGAAAGTTGGACAAACTTTTCTATGTCGGAAGGTTCATTAATAGGGTAGCACCAAGCAAGGCCATCGTTCCCAGGAGGAGCCAGAACAGGAATTCCGGCATATAATGCATGATATGCTCTTCCTGTATGCCACCCAGTTTCTTTATGTTTTTTGTCATAGATAGCTAAACACCCATAATAGTCGCGATAAAACTTACGACGATCCTTTTGCTGAGGAACATCGACAAGCGTAAGGTTTGGATAGTCTTCCCACTCTTTTGCTTTACCGGCAATTTGAAGATATGGGGACTTGCCCAAGGTTTTAAAATATGCAGCTCGTCCACTATTACGCCCAATATACACTACCTTATCGATAGATCCTGGACTGAAAGAATCTGCTTCCATGTATTTATCCATGGCAACGTGACGACATTTAACTCCAACAGGAGCTTTCAAAACACGTAGTACTTCTTCTGCATTAGTAGCATTAGCCCAAATAGACCACTTACTGTAATCTTCGTCGGCGGGTAGAAGCTCCCACAAGAACGAAAGATCTGGGTCGTCGCAGATAAAAATTTTCAGTTTGTCTTTATGGTTTGCAATAATATTAACAGTTTTCATCCACTCTTTACCATAGAACTGCATATTTGTCCCGCCAAACTCAAGACAAAGAATATCATAACCATGATAGGTTTCAGATCTGTTAATACCTTCGTTACGAGTGTGTTCTGTTCCTTCTGACAACAAACTGATGTTATAACCAAGCGAAAACATCCACTTGAACAAACCGACACGTTTATCTACCCAAGCTCCACGAGTCCCACCTTCGTGTGTGGTTAATCCAATTTTACCAGCAACTCTACGATAGCCGACTTTTATGCCTATGCCTGTCGAATTAGCGTTGCCTTGATTAAACCAATCGAGGTCTGAAGGTTCATCGAAAAATGCATGTAGACTCAAAAGAATCCCTCCAAAGAAGATGTTTCTTTACCATAAGGATCAGCAATATTGTGAGCCTTCATATAATCATACCACTCCTGCTCTTCCCACATACCTGCAGAAACACCGTTCCAAAGAGTACGCTGAAGAGGATGGTCCTTATTGAGACGACGATCGTCAATATATTGCTTGCGAAGGTTCTCGTAATCCCATGACTGCAACTCAACCATCTTTTCGCGAAAGTAAGCAACAATGGTCATACGGTCGTTGTCATCACCGATAAGCTCGTCGTTAGCATGGATGCCAGCATGGTTATTTACAAGCAACATATCGCCAGGCTGGAGATCAATAGCAATGCGGTACTCAGGCAGAATAAACTGACCACCACGCCATCCTTTACCTTCAGGACCAGTAACCCCACAAATGTTACTGAAACCAGTAGTAAGATCGCCAGCATCACGGTGACAGGCAGTACGCCAGTTGTGGTTAACAGTAAGAGTAGTGAAGACAGTGCCATCAATACGGAATCGAGGGTCAAGTCTATTTGCCTGTACATTTTGAGCCTTCCATCTGCCAGGGATTAACTTTGCGAACTGATCATTAAGCTTATGAAGATAAGGATAACACAGAGCGAACTTATCATAGTTCTTTTCTGTGTATGATGTAGCACGACCATACGGAATACGTGGATAACGATCGAAATACCCAGCGATACCAGACATAACTGACTGAGCGTAGTTGGTATCAGAAATGTAATTTTTAACTATAAATTTAGCATCATGGATTTGCTGTTCACGAGGCATTTTCTCAGCGCCTGCCAGCCACTTATCAAACCAACCATGATACTCAGGATAAAGCTTAGTTACCTCTGAGCGAAGCCAAACCTGACCACGAGTTTCCTCCTTGTGGCCACGCTTGTATGCTTCCTTGATAGATTCAATGGTAGTACCATCATCAATAGTGTTGAGCGGACGAGCCAAATGCTCGAGAATATTAAGTTGCTCGCCCGTCACCCAGTCGCGATTTTGACGCTTCTCTTGGCCAAGCTGTTCGCCACGAGGGCCAGCCGCCATACCACGATTTTGAGATTCAGTTGCAGCTTCGCGAAGACCAGCATAGGCTGCATCTTGCTCTTCCTTAGTGAAGGTATTCTTACGGTACTTGAAGATAAGATTTTCTTCAGAAATAGTACCATCAATCATCTCAGCATAAAGATCACAGTCAGAATCAATTACCCTGTCGTAATATTCCTTACTGATGAAGGCGCCAAGAGTTTCCTCAGCACCAACATTTTTTCTAACCAATACTTCTACCATCATTAAACTCCCAAAATACTTTTAACATCAGGTGGCGTCCAACCTGCCGGTTTCTGCACCTTACCATCTTCGCGACGGATCACCTTGCCATCAACAAGCTTTGCCATATTGCTTCGATGGACCTCAGCAAAAACATCGTCCAAAGGAATGCCGTAAGAAACGGCAGTGCCACAAGCAATATAGATAATGTCAGCAAGGGCATCAGCAACTTCAACAAG